ATGAAGAGAAAAGTGAAGATAAAAAAGCCGATTCCAAATTTGGCTCAATGGAGTCAGGAACGAATATAAAAGCTGTTGACGCATCTGATGTGTATAATCAGTTGGCAAGCAGAAATGGTGATGCTCCCATCTTCAGCGCTATGGCCGGCGCAAAATTTAAAATCGACCCTGAGAAATGTGCAGATTGGGTAGAAACGATAGGCAAGAAAGAATTCGTCGGTAGGCTAAAAACTGTCCAAGGCAAAATACCGTCAGAAGGCCTTTCAAAAGATAAAATGCCTGTTCTTCCAAATCCTAAAGACAAAGACATCAAGGGTTCGGTCTCTGACTTAAAAGATATTTTAACTCCCGGCGGTGAGTATAATGTTGATTTCGAATCTAAGATGATCAAGGGGAAACCTATGACAGAAGCAGCGACACTATTTAATCGGTGGGGGAAACTTGCAGGTATTATAACAGAAAAAGTTAAACCGCCCGCCGCGAATGCTCTCTCAGGAGGAGACGAAGAGTCTGAGTCATATCTTAAAAGCGGTCTTAAAGACGGGAACGATAAAGATGACAATATTAAGTTCGACGTTAACGGCAGTTTAAAGGCTTCTGCTGCTATTCCAACACAAACAAATATCCTCATAGGAAAGACAATGGGAATGGCAATACCAACAGATGCAGGCGGCGCAGGCATGACAGGCGGCCCAATTGATGCATATGCAGGAACTGATGGAGAAATTCTTGATGGTCATCATCGTTGGGCAGCTATGATGATATCGAACCCTGAAGAAGCCGATATGGGAACAATTATGACAATTGACCTTGGCGCCGTCGGCGGTGGAGAAGATAATATAGCTGGATTAAAACAGCTGACAGCTATTGGAAATGCGATGGGAAATCCAACGAAGACAAAATAAAACGAAGACAAAAGGACGATATAGAAAATATCGCTGAAGTCATATGAGCAAGAACGGCGCTGATAAATGAAACTTACAATTCGACAACTTAGAAGAATAATCAGAGAATCAATATCTGACACACTTGCTGAAGGCGAGCTAAACAGAGCCAGGCAGACACATTCTCAGCCAAATGAACTAGCAGGTCTTCTTGGATGGGATTGGTACTCTCTTGATGCTAATGAGAAACTTGCCATGGGCGATGTTCTTCGTGGTGTTATGTTAGGTTTTAATGATGCTCAAATAGATGATCTATTACAGCAGTTGCCGGCAGAAAAGAACTTCGTTGTAACAGCACCAGGAAGAACAACTGCTCCTGACGACGTGAAGCTTGACACGAAATCCATGATAAAGAAGATAAAAGATAACTATACAAACTGAACATTGAACAAGCTGTACTCTTCATATTAAATTTATTATATGGAATTAACACCTGAACAAATTGCTGAGAATTTTGAGAAGTATCGTTCTTTCATGGAAAAGTTAGGTGATAGATCAGAAGCTGTACTGCGTCTCGTCGATACACTTGGTGAATCTCTTGCACTGTGTCCTGCCTCATCAAGGAAGGATTATCATCTTGCAATTCCTGGTGGCTTGGTAGATCATTCAATTAGGGTTCTTACAAATTCGCTGAAGATCATGAAGACATTTGGTTGGGATATTCCAAAGGATTCACTCATCATCGCATGCCTCTTTCATGATATTGGCAAAGTTGGTTACGTTGATGAGGACGGCAACGTTGTTGATTATTACCTGCCTCAGGATTCTGAATGGCACCGCGACAAGCTTGGTGAGAACTATAAGTACAACAAGGCGATGAAGTTTATGACAACGACAGACAGGTCGCTATGGCTTATTCAGCACTTTGGAATTAGACTTACCTTCGAGGAATTTGCCGCAATTAGACTTGCGGACGGGCAATATGCAGAAGAAAATGCTCCCTATAAAATGAAGGAGCCAATGCTAGCTGATGTTGTTCATATGGCAGACTTTATCTCAACAAAACAAGAAAAGAATTTATAGCGTATCGATATTTAGCAATATGAATAAATCTTTGTTGAAGCTGTATATTAGAGCGATGCTTACTGAGATGCAGGATTATCGTGTACCCACACAACTGATCTCTCCTAAAACAGGAGAGAAGGTAAAACAAGCTGAAACAGATGATGACGAAGAAGAGATAGATGAGATGAGCTGTGCCGGTGGAGGTGTCGCTGGATTTACTGCACCTCTCGGCATGAGTGGTGATGATATGAGAAAATCAAATAAGAAGAAGAAGACGGCAGGCTGGAAGTAATGCCGATTCGTATATGTTAGTAGAAGAAATAACCATAGGTCGTTCAAAAAAGTTCAATTTATCATGTGATGAATGCATGGTTCTCTTTGTAAGAGAAAAGAAATATGCGATAAGAAAGTATCATTTTTGCTCAAGAGATTGCTCAAACAAGTCTCAAAAAAATGGAGTGCTTCTTACTGATTTTAAAAATAAATGCATGGAAAAATATGGATGTAACTATCCTATGCAATCTTCAGAAGTAAGAGATGCATCGAAAAAAACGTGTCTTGAAAAATACGGAATGCAGAATCCTGGAAAATTAAATTTCAAAAACTATGCAATTAAGCATGGAGTTGAGAATGTTTCTCAACTTAATACAGTCAAAGAAAAAATTAAAAATACATCGCTTAAACGATATGGTGTTGAACATCCTTTTGCATCGCTTGAAATCATTGAAAAGATTAAAGACAGCAACTTCAAAAAGTATGGACATGAAGCATACACACAAACTGAAGATTTTAAATTAAAATCAAAAGCAACAAATCTTAAAAACTATGGTGCTGAACACACACTTCAAAGATCAGATATTATTTCTTCCATAAATTGGAAAAATCGAGCGCAAAAACGTCACCAAACAATGAAACGTCTTGGGCTTTACAATTCTTCATTATGTGAAGATAAGTTTTTTAAATTTCTTTGTGAAAATTTTGGTGAAGATAACGTTAGCAGAAGAATCATAGTTGATTCTCATGAAATTGATTTCTACATATCAAGCATAAACACATACGTTCAGTTTGACGGAATCTACTGGCATGGACTTGATCGATCGCTAGAAGAAATTTCTTTGTTTAAAAATCCTCGTGATAAAACTATTTTGGGTACCTTTAAAAGAGATTTGTTGCAGGATGAAACATTTAAGAACCTAGGGTTTATATTAGTAAGGATAACGGATGACGACTTTAATAAAGTCATTAGGGGAATTCTTCCTCAGTCGTTTATTATCGAAAAGATAACAAAAAAGGAAATGGAATAAGGATTATGGCTATTGATCTTGAAGCAATTAGACGTCGTGTGGCCGAGCTTAGTGGTATTAAGAGGACATCTTCAGTCCAAATTTGGAAGCCAACATTAGGCGAACATAAAATTAGATGTTTACCATGGAAGAATGCACCTGAAGGGCAGCCATTTGAAGAACGCTGGTTTTATTATATTGGCGAAAACGCCGGTATCCTGTCACCCCACCAATTTGGTAAGCCAGATCCGATTAATGACCTTATTCGTAAACTATACAGCAGCGGATCAGCTGATGATAGGACACTAGCGAAGAAGTTGACCGCCAAGATGAGATGCTATGCACCCGTCATCGTTAGGGGTGAAGAAGACAAGGGAGTTCAGGTTTGGGCATTCGGTAAGATTGTCTATCAGCGGATGCTTGGTTTCTTCCTCGACGAAGAAGTTGGTGACATTCTTTCGCCAACAGAAGGTTTCGATCTCAAGGTAACAATCAGTAAAGCTCAAGGCAAGCAGTTCAACGATACCATGGTAGATCCTGCCCGCCGTCCGACGAAGCTTCATGAGGATGCAGCAACATCTCAAAGATGGTTGGAAAATATTCCCAACTTGGACGACATGTATCGTCCAAAGACAACTCAGGAGATTGAAGCTGTACTTAATAACTGGCTTAATGGTGGCACAACAGAGCAGTCAAATGATGTAGGTGTAACAAGAGGTGCAACTCCCTCAGACGAACTTGACAATCTAGTAGCTGAGGTGAAGATTCCACAAGCTGCAAAATCGACAAAGAAGTTGCCAACTGAAAAGAGCGATGTTAAGAAGCAGTCGCTTGATGATGCTTTTGCAGAGCTTATTGGCGATGAGTGATAGGGTAGTCTGATATGGGAGGGCCAATGCGCCCTCCCTTTTCTTTTTACAAATTAAAAAACAAGGAAAGCAATGGCAAAAAAAGAAAAAACAGAAGACGTAGATCAAAAACAAGCAGAAGTTGATTCTATGATGTCTTCTTTGATTCGCGATATTAACAAAGAGTTCGGAACACGTGTCGCGTATAATCTTTCTGAGATGGATGCGCCAACTGTTGTTAAGCGCTGGATTGATACAGGTTCCATTCAAATAAATTATGCGATTAGAAACGCAACAGGTGGCGGTTACCCTGAAGGCAGAATTATTGAAATTTCAGGTGCACCTTCGATCGGTAAGTCACACCTTGCATATCATGCTGCAGCTATAACCCAAAAGATGGGTGGGCTTGTCGTATACATAGACACAGAAAATGCCACACCTGTTGCCAAACTTGCAACGATGGGAATTGATGTACGAAAGCGATTCGTTTATTGTGATTCTCATTGCACTGAAGAAGTTTTTTCTATTATTGAATCAACTGTTCTCAAGGCGAAGCAAATTATAGAGAAAAACGTTCCTATTCTTGTTATCTGGGATTCTGTGGCAGCAACATCACCAAAAGCAGAATTAGACGGAGAATATGAAGATAACACAATTGGTCTACAGGCACGTGTTATCTCGAAAGGAATGCGAAAGCTCACAGGTGTAATTGGACATAATAATGTTACATTACTGATTCTGAATCAGTTGAGAACTTCCATAGGTGTACTTCATGGAGATCCAGACATAACACCCGGTGGAAAATCAATACCTTATCATGCTTCAATAAGAATTAAATTATCAAGCGGCACTCAAGTCAAAGATAAAGCTGGCAATATAATTGGTATTCATGTTATCTGCACTATTAAGAAGAACAAGGTTGCACCACCCTTTAAGAAGTGTGAATTCGATATCATCTTCGGAAAGGGTATTGTGGAACATGAATATATTTTTGATGAAGTTCGTGCATACTGCAAAGAAAACGGAGCAGTTAGTAGAGACGGGTATAAGATTAATATCTTAGGCGAAGGCGCATGGAAAGAGCTCCTGGTTATGGATGAAAAATCTGGTGAGGAAATTGTCAATAAGAAATTTTATAAGTCAGAGTTTGGTGACATCATAAACGATGAGAAGTATAAGAAATATATTATGCTCGCAATAGACACAGCGTTAATTATCAACCCAGGAGTAATTGAGAAGATTATAGAAGACGAGATAACATCTGACGAATGATAGTTTTCAGCTGCTTGTAATCTAATCGCGTCATGTTGTAGATTATGTTTATGGATGCTGAACATGAGTGGGTAGTAAACGACGACGTTGATTCTTTGATCAACGTCGTCTTTAATTGTAAGAAAGAGCTAACAAAGATATGTTTCTCTAAATTTAGTGCTGCAAAGATTATTGAATTGAAGGTTTATGCACCACAAAAAATTTGTGATTTTCTTCTTCTTTCAGACGGTTGTACGTCTATAAAAGACGAAAGCTGTAATACACATTGTCATAAGTTAATATCTGAATTTGATCAATTTAAGTTATTTAAAACAAAAATATTCGGAAATACAACCGTCAGGCTTGAAGCAATGTTTGATGCTGGGGAACAAATAATAGGCAGATTTTTCTATGGAAATATAACTGTTATTGATTGCAACAATGTTTAAAGAACGACCAATCTTTATAATTGACGGCCTCAATCTTTTTATCCGGAGTTTTTGTTCATATCCACAGATGTCAGCCAATGGCGAACAAATGGGAGGTTGCGTTGGATTTTTAAAAACGCTTCAAAGACTTAGCAGGGAATTTCAACCCGTACAGGTGTACGTAGCATGGGAAGGCGGCGGTTCCTCACGGCGGCGTAAAATATTCCCAGAATACAAGCTGAATAGAAGGCCTGAGAAATTAAATCGATTTTATGAGGATGACATTCCTGAAACAGATGAAAACAGGCAGAAACAACTTGTTAGCCTCGTCGATATTCTAAAAAATGTGCCAGTGTGTCAGGCATACGTATCTGACTGTGAAGGTGATGATATTGTAGCATTTATGTGTAGAGGTCCGCTTAGGCACAAAGAGAAGGTTATAATCTCGTCAGATAAGGACATGTACCAACTCCTAGATGAAAAAACACACATTTACTCACTTCACAAGAAACGCTTCGTGGCAGAGGATGATGTTTTTGATGAGTTTAGAATTAAGGCACACAATTTCGCGTTAGCTAAATGTCTGTGTGGCGATGTGTCAGATAATATTCCTGGTGTGAAAGGATTAGGTTTTAAAACGGCTGCAAAGAAGTTTCCTATGTTGGGCGGCGAACAAATCTTGTTACAGGACCTTCTTGATTTTACTGCAAGTCATAAACACGAATCACACATTTATCAGAAAATCTTCGAGAGTGCCGATATTATAAAAAGAAATTGGAAGATTATACATCTTGACGGAAGTATGTTATCACCCGAACAAATGAAGCGAGTTGAACATGTGATGAATACATTTGAGCCAAAAGTTAATAAATTGAAGTTCATTAAGTCACTTCTTAAAGTGGGCATAACTGATTTTGACGCAGACAACTTCTTTCACAGTCTAATCTGTATCGAAGGTCTAAGTTACACATCTTCTTCGGAAAAACAATAATGCTAGAAAATGATCAAAAATCGACTGTAACGTTTGGTAAATTTGGTAAAACGTTT